ACCTTCGACCTGCTTTAACTGAACGGCTGCCTGCGCACGACGAGTCTGGAATACGGAGTCTGTCTCATACCAGCGCTGACCATCTTTAAGCTCGGAATTTAATTCTTGCTGTAGCTTGATAAGCTTCGGCATTCTGGAAGAATCACCGACATTTTTATTGTAGTAATTAAGATTATCAGCAACGCTTTGCATCAACCCCGCCAGGGTCGAGGTTAAGCCAATCGCCTGATTGATGTCGTTGATGGCGTTTTTAAATGCTACGTCCAGACTATTTTTCGCCCTGTCGATATTGACAGGCATCTTGTCGAACTCTTCGTTGACAGACTGGGATTGTTTTTGAATAGCATTAAGGGCATCTTCAGCCGTTAACTTGCCCTCAAGCATTCTCTTGCGGAGATCACCAATCGATATTCCAAGTCCAGACGCAATCTGGCGAGCAAGCTCTGGCATTTGCTCAAGGATGGAGTTGAACTCTTCGGCTCGCACAGTTCCACCAGCAATAGATTGCCCGAACTGGCGAAGTGCGTTAGCCATTTCCTCGGAGGATGAACCACCAATAGTACCTATCTTTTGAAGCGTTGAAGTAAGCGCAAGTATCTGCGAATTTGTTGCACCCGCACTTTTTAATGCTGTGGTGAGTGATTCCCACAAACGCTCTGTTTCGGAAAGGCTGTTCCCGGTCTGCGAGGCAATAGCGGAAAGTGCCGACATGGTCTCTTTCGCTGTATCAATGCTTGGACTTAGTCTGGTGATCCTGGCCTGCAAAGTAGCCATCTCATCACCAATCGCAATCAGCCTTTTGGCCGTCTCGATGGTGAAAGCTGCTGCAATAGCCACTCCTACTTTATTAAGCGCTCCCTCAAAGCGGCTAACCGACCCGGATGCTCGGTCGAAATTGGAGCCCATTTTATCAAGCCGATCGTTTACTTTACGCTGTGCCTCAATAAGCTCTGCTACGTCCATCTGGACTTGATAAACAATATTCCCGACCTGTTCACTGTTGGCCATGCTTTTCTCCGGACATAAAAAAACCCGCCGGAGCGGGTTATTCTCACTGACAGGCCTTTCGGCCTATGTAATCTGCTATTGAGCCTTCAACTATATTCGCCATTCTTGAATCAGATTTTGATGACTTCATTTGCTCAAGAGACTCACCCTCACCTAAATATTTCACGGTCCATGATGAGCAATCATAAAGGCGCTTTGTAAAAATGGTCCCGGAAGGTCCCACTCTTTTTGTGACTATTGTCGCCATACTTCCATTAATGTCTTTATCGAGGACTGTATAAGTGGCTTTGGTATCGGTTGGAATTCTCATTTCTTCCGCCGCGAAGCACCCAAACGAAACCACTGCAAGCAATGACAAGGCTAACCTCTTCATGTCCATATTCCCCATTGGTAAAAGTGGAAACATCCTAACCAGGAATAGCGCAGTTGCAACGGAAAAGGTTGATTTATTGACTTCAAAAGCTGGTAGACCGAAGATCGGTTACTTCTGATTTGCCTTTGCCAGCCTGCGCTTACGTCGCGCAAAGTAGTCATCTGCCGCGCTATCGTACTCATCCCGCGTATAACCCTTCTGTTCAGGGTATTTAGCAACCAACATCATCTGGAACTCTGTCATAGTCAACTGCGCGGCCTCTTCTTTACTGATGTTAAAGTGATTTCTCGCAGCAATGATGTAATCCGACGCCCTGAATTCATTGGTAGGCTCGTTCGATTCGTGGCGCTGTAGCTTACGTAAGTTTCCCTTCCCGATAACGCCGTGCATCATCAAGCTTTGAGCGATAATGACCATTTCCTGAGGCGACATAATACCCTGCCGCCACATAAAGCCGCGCTTCCGGCTTTTACTTGGCT